CAAGTGATGTGGCTAATAAGTTTTTGGATCAGAATTTCCCCATGATGAAAAATGGAATAAAGGTGTGTAGCATTCAATTTATTCATGCGAATATTGGAGTTGTACCTAGTCATGCTGATGTGGCGGGCTGTACGACGATCATTGATTCTATTGAGTATTCTGTTGAAAGTCTATGCACAAATTCGCACCGTGATTTACAATTGGTTACTATAAATCGGAAAATCGCCTTTAAAGACCTTAGGCGGCATCTGCGGCCTAGATGTTTGGCAGAGGATCTGACTGGTGTACAGGCGTGCCTCTTCGTTGACCGCGGGAGGCATAAACGCGAAAAGGTCTGTTATTTGAGCAAGATTGTTACTGTTCCGACCAACACTGGAACTTATGAAGCTATGCCATATTCATCCACTCCGCATACTGTTTCTTATGAAGTTAGTAGTGTGGAAACAGCTAGTGGAGACTGCGGTTCCCCCATTATTATAATAAATAATATGGTGCCAAAGAAATTTGTAGGCATACATATTGCTGGAGGCCGTCAAGGATATGCGGGTCTCATTTATTTTGACGATTTTGCTTGTGAGTTAGTTGTGAGTGAGACGTTGGATGAGATCAATGTTTTGAAATGGCAAGGTGTTTTGCCGCCTCTTGTCTCTGATGTTGAGGCGTGGAGCGGCCCGCCATTGTATAAAGTGATTGGAGTAGCCGGTAAGTTGGAAAACGGGATTAGGAAGTTATTTCCTTGTCGCCAAACCAACCAGACTAAGATGTATAAGAGCCCTTTTTCTGGGTTGGATGAATTTTTTCCGCAGAAATATGAGCCTGCAATCTTAGATTTCAAAGATCCTAGATTAGAGAACTCGCTGATCCATCCTTATAGAGAGGCTGTGTCAAAGTGGAATCACGCCCAGCCTCCTGTTGATATGGAGTTGTTGGAAGACATTGTTGACAATATTGCTATGCACATATCACAAATTTGTTTCCAGGAGAATGTTGCGACTAGAGTGTTGACTACGGGAGAAGCTATTAATGGTTCTCCTTCCTTGCCCTTTTTGAGCAGATTGGAGAGACAGACATCTCCAGGTTTTCCTGAAAAATATATTATTGGAACTGGAGCAAAGAAGGACGTATATTTTGAACAAACTCCCGATGGCAGTCGATTTGTAGTTAAAGAACGCGAATGGCGCCATGCTCTTGAACATGGTGGATGGTTTATTGCAAAGTTGTTATCGAGGCGAAAGGACAGCAGTAGTTTTCGATGCCGCATTGAAGGATGAAGTCTTAAAGATCGAAAAGATTTCTGATGGTCAAACTAGATCTATTACAGCTTCACCTACGTATTTTACTATAACTCATAGAAGATTGTGTGGGGCAG